CGCTTATGTTGAAAGGCCATATAAACTCACAAATACCCAAATTTCTGAAGTAACTTATGCTTCTCCTGGTGGGGTTGATTCTGTAGGAATTATTACTGGAGGAAAGAATTATAGAGTAAATGATTCTCTCATTTTTAATGATAATGGATCGGGCGGATATGGTGCTGATGTCAGAGTATCTAGAGTTGGCGGTAAGATAGTTTCACAAATTAGTTGTGCAACTACTTCAACTAATTCTGTGGAGGTTGTTCCCGTAGGAAACTCTGGCCAATACAAATTGTATGCAGATTCTCCACATGGTTATAAAAATGCAGAATTGATTGCTGTTAGTGGAGTAAGCACGTCAAGAGTTAATATTTCTGGACAATACAGAGCTGGAATTTCCACGGTTACTTTTGCTCTTAGAACTGGTGTTGCGACAGACACTACCACTGGTATTGTAACTTATTTCTCTGTATATGCATCTAACTTAGATAATATTGATGAAAATGATATTTTCTTGATTGGAGATGAAAAAGTAAAAATCTTGAATGTCGATAAAGTATCGAATAGAGTTAGAGTTCTTAGAAAAGTTGAGGGAACTACAGGTTCAGCGCATACAGCAACAACAGTTGCATATGAAGATCCAAGAAAATTCACTGCAAAAATTGGATTCAAAACTTCATTTGACTTCCAACGCAATAGAGAACTTTATTTCAATCCTGTAGATACAATTGCTCGCGGAACTTCGGTTGGCATAGGAACAACAATCGTATTCACAAATCCTGGTTCTGGTGCCACTAATGTTTTTGCACCATCTAAGAGTCTGTATATTCCAGGTCATGGATTAAAAACTGGTGATGAATTAGTCTATAACCTCAATGGTGGTTCAGGTATTGTATATAATGAACCAAATAATGTTGGAGTTGCATCTACTCTTATTGATGGCCAGAGAGTATTTGTTGCAAGAATTTCAGATGACTTAATTGGTATTGGTACGGTAAAAGTTGGTCTTGGATCGACTGGAACTTTTGTTGGTGTTGGAACTACAACTGCAACTCAAAGCACAATATTCTTTACTGGTGTTGGTACTGGAATCAATCATAGTTTTACAACTAACTATCCAAATGTAGTTACAGTAACTTCTGCTAAGAACGTAGTAACCGTCTCAACAGCATCTACACATGGACTTCTTCCAAGAGATACTGTCTTCTTTGATGTTAGGCCTTCTGTGGCAAGCACAATTTCAGTTTCATATAATGATTACAACAGAAGACTGGTAATTGACAAGAAAGATGTTCTTGCTTCAGGAATTTCCACCATTACTGATGAAATTACTATTTCTGATCATGGATATACCTCAGGACAACAAATAATTTACAGTGCATCAACTCCTGCTGGTGGATTGTCTAATGAGAAAATTTACTATGTTGTAGTTAGTGATAAGGACACTATAAAACTTTCAGAAACTTATAATGGTGCTATTGCTACTGTGCCATTAACTGTAAATATCACCGAATCTCAGGATTCAACATTTTCTCCAATAAATCCACCAATTAAAGTATATAAGAATCAATCGGTGGAATTTGATCTATCCGATTCATCTCTGACATTTACTTCAAATGCTATTAATTATCCTGCATTTAAGTTTGTAGTATATACTGATGAACTTTTTACAAAAGAATATAATAAAACAGAAGACACTGAAAACTTTGATGTATCTTCAACAGGAACAGTTGGATTAGATGGAAAAGTTACATTGACACTTAGAAAAGAGACTCCAAGTCTTTTATATTATCAGTTAGTTCCAGTCAATAACACTTCTATTCCAGTTATTAAGTCAGAAATAATTTCAGATAAAGATGTAGTAAATTACAATCAACTGATCGTTTCTGATAGTGGATATTCTGGAGAGTATGATGTAACTGTTTCTTCTCCAACAGAATTTAAGTATTTTGTTCCAGAAATTCCAGAAAGAACCTCATATACATCTACAAGTGCTTCGTTGAACTATAGCACTTCTTCCACTTCAGGAATTGGCTCTATCGCTGCTCTTAGAACAGTCAATAGTGGAACAAATTATATGAAACTTCCTGCTATCACTGGAGTTGTAAGTGGTATTGGTTCTCAGGCAGCATTTGAAATTGACAGCAGCACAATTGGAGTAATTAAGAAGACTAGACTTAGGAATATTGGGTTTGATTATCCATATGATCAAACTTTGAAGCCAACAGCTAAGTTACCAGAAATCCTTAAGATTGATAAACTGGGTGTTTTAGAATCTGTAGGAATTACATCCTATGGATTTGGATATGGTTCAATCGCACCAAAAGTTATCCTCTTTGATGGATTAACAGGAGAACAAAAAACTGAAGTTGATCTAGAATTTACTTTTGGATCAAATCAACTAAAGATTGTTAGAAATACTTTTGGTATAACTCCTGTAGAACCAAGACTGTTACCAACTAAAAACACAAATGGAGTTGGTATTTCTACTATTTCATACAATTCAGATACTAAAGAAGTTTATGTCACTCTGAATACTGGATTTACAACCACAAATTCATTCCCATTCGCTGTGGGTGATGAAGTTATGGTTGAAAATGTCAATGTTGGTATTGCATCTACCGTTGCAGGTCAAGTTGTATTTGTTCCAACTGGTGATGGTTTCAATAGTGAAGACTATGGGTATAAATTGTTCACCATTACCGCAGTTGATGAAAACCTTGGTGGTATTGGAACAATGGCATACAGCCTTGATGGTATTATTGCTGATGGTGCAAGTCCAGGCACTATTAATATTAGTAAGTCTGCTGGAAGAATTATTCCCAAGAAGCACTTCCCAACTTTTGAGGTTTCATTGACATCATCTGGATTTATTGATGGAGAGGATATTATTTGTTTAGACGACCCAACAATGACTGGTGTTGTTGAGACTTGGGATGGGGCCAATGGTTATCTTAAGGTAAGCAGTAACAAGGAGTTCAGTGAGGGTCATGTTGTTGAGGGACAGTCTTCTCGTTCTAGAGGTGTTATTTCTTCTGCTACTAGATTTGATGCATCTTATGATATTGAAGCAACTTCAAGATTTGAAAATGGATGGGATGACATTAGTGGATTTTTGAACAACCCTCAGCAGGTTATTCAGGACAGTGATTACTATCAACACTTCTCATATGCACTCAAATCCAGAATTGATATGGATGAATGGGATGAACTCGTGGGTTCTCTCAACCATGCATCTGGATTTAAGAGATTCTCTAATCTTGTCGTAGAATCGGTTGATGATGTTGGTGGAGCAGTTGTTGGTCTTGGCACAACATCATATTTTGACAAAATTGTTGAGTTTGTTGGTGATATCGATCTGAATTGTGTTTATAATTTTGATAACGTAAGAGAAAATAATAATGATAATTTCTCAGATCAAATTCTCTTTGAAAATCAGATTTTAACAGATTATGAGCAATCTACTGGCAATAGAGTTCTAAATGTAGACAATGTTGCTGATCAGTTCAATAGTAATCCAAGGGCAACACGATTTGGAGAAGTTGCATCATGGAATATGAATGATGTGAAGGCCAACAAATTCGTCGTATATATCCAAGACGTTCAATATAATAATGAAGCAGAGATTGGTATGGTCTCTATTTTGACTGATGAAAACAATCTTGGTTATGTCAATCAATATGGAGATATTGATACTGTAGGTCAACTTGGTGAATTTGATTTCTCCTCAGACGGTTCTTCTGGAAAACTTAGATTCTTCCCAACTAAGTATGAGGATAACAACTACAATGTTTTTGTAGTCCAATATGCACTTTGCGATATTGACACTTCTGTTGGCAATACACATTTCGGTGGTTCAGTAAAACTCGAATCATTTAGCGAAACAGTTAGTGTTGGAACTACAACTACAATTGTGAGCATGGGAACCACATATCAAGCAGCAAAAGTCTTGGTAGAAGTTGCTACTGCTGATGGTGGACATGAGTTTGAAGAGTTGGTAGTAATTCATGATGGAACCACTGCGGACTTGATCGAATATGGTCAACTTTGTAGCGAGGGTGGTACGGAACCATATTCTGGAACTTCTGGTTTTGGAACATATCATCCATATATTGATGGATCGACTCTGAAGATTGATTTCATTCCAAATGTTTCTGTTGCATCAACTGTCAATACAATGGCTGTTGCAATCTCCTCGGAAGGATCTGGAATTGGTTCATTTGGTCTCAGTCATGGAACAATTGGTGCAGTAACTCCTGTTTCAATTGCATCAAGTTCAAGTCCAACTGCAACTACAATTGCTTCTTACAATAACGATAATTTCAACAGTGCATATTATATTGTTCAAATTTCTGACCCAGATAATAACCATCACCAAATTTCCGAACTTCTTGTCTTAGATCAAGGTCCAGACTTTGCAGATAGAACATTTAATAATGAGTTTGGTGTTCTGATGAGCAACTTAGCTCCAAGAACTGGTCTTGGAACATTCGGTACAGCAATTGATGGTGACTTTGTTGACTTGGTATTTACGCCAAATGCTGGCATCAATGTGGAAGTTAGATGTTACTATAACCATCTGAGAAATTCAAATCCAGATGATCCTGAGTCCGTACTCAACTTCACTAACTCATATATCAAGTCACAGTTTGGTCCATATACAGCAACAAACGCTGATCTGAAGAGAGCATTTAACATTACTTACGAAGGTTATAATGTATTTGAGAGATACTTTGATTCTGAGGATACTGTTGCTATTGGTGTTTCTGATACTGCATTAATAGCAGATGCATTCAAGATTCCAAATCACTTCTTTATCACTGGTGAAAAAATTTCTTATGGAAAACCAGGTGCTGGAACTACTCAAAGCATTGGAATTGGAACAACTAATGTGAGTGGAGTTGGAAACACTGATAAACTTCCTTCCACTGCATATGTCATCAAAGTTGATGCAAATCATATCCGTCTTACGGACACGCCAACAAAGGCTTTGCAAACAATTCCAGAATACTTTGAGATTACTGATGTTGGTATTGGAAATTCTCACAAATTTACTGCAACCAATCAAAACGCCAAGTGTCTGTTTGCAGTTGATAATTACGTCCAATCTCCAGTTGTTGCGACTGCAGTCACTTTCACTCTTGCAGATGAACTTCTCTCAAGTTCTGATGATCTGTATCTAACTGGTATTACTTCTATCACTGGAGGAGATCTTCTTCAGGTTGAAGATGAAATCATGAAGGTTAGATCTGTTGGTATTGGAAGCACAAATGCTGTCCAAGTCGATAGAGCATGGCTTGGAACAATTAGAGCAACTCATGCTGACAGTCTTATTGCAACAAAAATCCAGGGAAATTATAACATTGTAAATAACACTCTTAACTTTGTTGAGGCACCATTTGGTAATATTCCTCTGAGCACAACCACTGGTAATCCTAATGAGAGAGATTGGACTGGCATAACAACCAGTTCAATGTTCCAGGGCAGAACATTCATGAAACGTGCTGCTGTTGGTTCGACCAATGAGACATATCATCAAAATTATGTCCTTGATGATATTACAGATAAGTTTACTGGTGTTGGTAAGACTTATACTCTGACTAGTGGTGGTTCTAACGTATCTGGAATTGACACTAGCACAGTTGTTCTGGTCAATGGAATTTATCAGTTGAATCAAGGAGTTCAAGCATTCCCTGGTGATTACAACGTTGAAGAAAGCGTTGGTGTTAGTTCCATCGTATTTACTGGTGAAAGAGTAGATCAGGGTTATGATCCCAACAGATCCTCACTCCCTGTTGGTGGTAGATTCATTTCAGTTGGTTCAACTGGTGGATTTGGTTATCAACCTCTCGTAGCAGCAGGTGGAACTGCTGTTATCTCTGCTGCCGGAACAGTTCAGTCTATCAGTATTGGAAATAGTGGATCTGGATACAGAGCAGGAATCAACACTGTTGTAAATGTCGGTGTTCAAACTTACAGCGGTGTTCTTCCCAATCTGGTCAATATTGGAACCGCTACCATTCAAGGTGGCAACATTGTAAGTGTTGCTATCACTAATCCTGGAACTGGATACACGTTTACCAACGCACCAACTGTCGTATTTGACGATCCTCTTTCTTATTACAATGTTCCCCTGGTTTACAGTTCTTCCAGTCCTTCACAAACTGGTGCCGAAGCAACTGTTGATATTGTAGTTGGTCAAGGTTCTAGCGTTATTGACTTTGAACTGAATAACCAAGGGTATGGTT